GTCCAAAATATTGACAGAATTCCAAGTAGTGAAAGCCCACAGGAAGAAACAAGTAGCGGTGCTATATGGGATGAAAGCAAGATTGATTTTACCATTCGCTACAGTAGAGAGGTAGCTGATATTTCATCAATAGGTTTTAGAGTAATTTTTCATAATTCTATTTACGAAAAAAGGGGCATTGACCATATGAATCACAAGAAGAAAAGTATGAAACTGCACTGCAGGAGAGTGGAAAGATGAGTAATGTAAAAATAGATAGCATCTCATCTGAAGTGATGAAGGAACTTGAAAAATATGCTGATGTTATAACTGAAAAAGTAAAAAAGGCAGTTCAAAATGCAGGAAAGGCTGTGCGTGATGAAATCAGTGCTAATGCTCCAAGTGATACAGGTAAGTATGGTAAAAGCTGGACGGTAAAGACTGTGAGAGAAACATCAAACAGCCTGGAACTTGTCGTTCATTCTAAAAATATCACTTACAGCAGATCCAAGAGAGGATGTTCTTGTAAAATCAAGAACTGGAGATACTACATCAGCAGATACTTATGCTAATTGGTATAAGAATATGTATGTTCCACAGGCTAAAGGTGAAGCACCTAAACCTACAGGACATTAAGGAAGATTTTTATGTTAGAAAAAAACTTCAAAGCAAGTGAGGGCTCATTTGAAATAGAAGATCTTGAGATATTTGAGAATGTAGCCTATATCATGGCTTACCATGCAGATAGGAGTATTGCTGGAAATATTGATGATTGACTTGACCAGTTTGAGATGTTTTCTATTTATGAGATTCTACCTGAAATACTTGAACTTTGGGGAGCAAACCTTGAGACGAAAGTTCAGTCTAAAAAAACTTCCAAAAAGTAGTAGGGAAATGACAACAGCCCTATTTCTACTATGATGCGTAGAAATAGGAATAAACATTTCTGAACTTGATTTACTTACAATCGGTATGGTACTGGATATCTGGACTGAAAAATCAAATGATGAAGTTAAATATAGCAAGGTAGTAGGTCAGACTGAGTTTGATAGATTCTAATTTATCGTAAAATATGCTACAATCATTTATATAAAATTACTCATAACGAAAAAGGGAATTTAAAATGATTTATCAAGGGAAAAAGCAGGAGCATGGCTTTAAAACCTATGTTGTGGAGAGTCTAAACGATTATATAACTTTGATTTCTCAAATATATAATGATGATGAGGTGTTTTGGTATCGCGGACAAAGTAATGCAGAATATAGGCTTGTGCCTTCTGGATTGAGAGAAATGTATGCAATTGAAGATGCAAGAGGCAATGAATTTGAAACACCTATTCCTGATCATCCCTGTAGTGGTTCTAATAATACAGTAGCATTTCTTCCAATCGAAAAGATGGTTAATGAGTTTGCTGCAAAGGCAAAGGTTCATGTTGAATATACAGTAAATAATATGGTTGAATGGGAATGCATTGCTCAACATTACGGACTACCGACTAGAATGCTTGATTGGACTACAAATGCATTGGATGCTTTATACTTTGCTGTATGCGATTGTAAAATAGGAGAAAGTAGCACTGACTACGAAGATTTTCTAGATAGTGGATTTGGAGAATGTGGAGGAGCTGTATTTGTAATTAATCCAATAAATATAAATAAGGAAGTAATTCTATTTAAGGATGGTATAGAGCCATTTGTTTTGGATGTGAATGAATATGCTAAGGAAATACAGGAATATCTGAATGACATGCGTCCACCTATTTGTATAAATGGTATTAACAAGGAAAAGAGAATATGTAGACAGTCAGGTAATTTTACAACAACAGGAACCTTGACTTGGGCACTTGATTATTATCAGGTCATACAGGATCAAATGACAAAAATTCTCATTCCGTATGCATATTTTGAAGATATAAGAAGGCAATTGAAATCTATAGGCATTACACACGAAACTATATATGTAAATGAAGATTTGAAAGATGAAATCACAAAAAATATTGCAGTTGAAGCTAAAGAAAAATTCTATAAGCATTTATTTGGTGAATAGAGCTGTAGGATGTAATATCTTTCTGGGAGGAATTAAAGTGGGAAACTGAGGGATATTTACAAGAAAGTTATGCAGCAGAAGAAATTGAAGGATATTGGTCATACGATATTACTTAAAAAGAGTAGACCGTTATTTTGATGTACAAAGAGAGTTGACAGGAAAATAACTCCCACTTTGTCTAACTGAATGATAAACTGTTTTTATGGCACTTATGTAACTGTAGGTGCTTTTTTCATGCCCATTTTTAGGAAAGGAGGGATTAAAGTGGCCAATAGAATAAAAGGTATTACTGTTGAGATTGGTGGAGATACTGCTGGTCTTGATAAAGCCTTAAAAAGTGTAAATTCTACAATCAAAAATACACAGTCACAACTTCGTGATGTGAATAGGCTATTAAAACTTGATCCTTCCAACGCTAAACTTCTTGCACAAAAGCAGCAGTTACTACAAAAGGAAATCTCTGAAACTAGCGAAAAGTTAAATGCCTTAAAAGAGGCAGATAAGCAGGCAAATATTCAGCTAGAAAATGGGGAACTTGGGCAAGACAAATATGATGCCAATCAAAGAGAAATTATTGAAACAGAAAACAACCTAAAGGCCCTGCAGGAAGAAGCAAAAAAAGTATCATCAGCACTATCTGTTTCTATGAAAGAAGCAGGCGATAAAATTAAAGAAGTTGGAGATAAGATCACTGAAGTTGGTAAAGGTCTATGAAAGTCAAAAAGCAACAGGTGGTAAAGATATTACTCAAGCGTTGATTAAGTTTGGAGTATCGGCAAACCCCACTAAACTAAAAAATGATTATGGAAAGGTTGTTAAAACAGCGTTTAAAGGATTAGTGTAACTGATACTCTTAGATGATAACCTTGTGTGTTCTTTTGTTGAGGCCAACACAGATTACAGAGGCTGAAGTAACTTATATTTTAGTACGATCAGTTATTAGTCTCATTCTTTATGTTGTAGGTTCAAAATTAAGCTCGATCTTATTTAAACGTTATCTATTCAAGAATGTTATTGATGTGAAATATCTTGGGTTGAAGAAATCTACTGAAACCAGCCTATATAATGAACATTCACTTATTAATGATATTGAGTTAACAAGCCACGACACTGATGCTCAAATGACAATGATTAATAAGAATGCTATCAAGCCGGAGTATAGGTCGATTGTTGAGGTCACTAATATGTAATGTGAGAAAGTAATTTCTCCTAGTTATTATAGAGACGGAACTGCTCCAGGTAAGCCCAAGGGAATATCAAACATACGTTTGAAATGAAAGATACGCTACACCATCTTCATTTTAACTTCCATCTATTTGGAATCAATGGTAGGTTTTCACCAAGCTATCTACCAACTAATTTGCCTAACTGTTAGTGAAAACAAGGCAAAATAATACATAAACATAATTATGTATATACTAAAAAGGAGTCTGAATAGAGCTCCTTGTCATAGATATAGAATTCTTTGAAATTACAAGTAATAATCCATCTAGGACGTCTAGAGTAGGGGAGGTTGGCTGAATAATGTTTTGCTTGTTGGAAAGGCGTAAGATAAGTACCATCGGACTGTTTAATAGCTTTATTGAGGTCTTTGTTTGCCCCTTTTTCTAATTCCGAGAATACATTAGAAATAAAAAAGAATGCTGTCAAATCAACATTCTTTTTATGTATACCGATAGAAAAATAGTTCATTTTGTTTCTTTAGCTACCCGAAAGCTACCACGCATTGTAATACGAAAAAACTCATTTAAAGAATTAATTTTGTCTCTTTTCAATTTTTTGCATACACTCATTATAACTCTCTATATAATAATTCGAACTATAATATCCTGAAAATCTCAAAAATTTAATAGCTCTTTTATATTGCTTTTGTACTTTCAATTTCTCACCATAGAGAACTAAAAATTCAATTGGGAGTACCTTGGTTGTCCAGCAATATCCCTAATTTATTTACTTTTTGTCATTCCCACTCTCCTTATGCGAACTAACTGTTTCAAACAATTGAAAATCAATTTGGTTAATAAAAATCCATACAATCAGGCAAAAATAGCAACTGAACAAGAAGTTAACAAGATTTTGGTCATTGTTCAAAAACCTTAGAAAATCGAGTAAACAGTTTACTAAATTTTCATTCTTAAAATCCATTTTGTTAATCATAGGAAAAAATTCTTTATTTGAGTTTTCAATGATAGATAATAAATTTCCATTAGATAGAAATAAAAATAGCAATATGACTTTATTATCTTTTAAAAACTTTATAAATCGAGATTTATAAAGTTTATAATGAGTATTTTTAAAAAATGAAAAATTAAATTGGGTATTTAATCCTGCCTCTTCTTGTTGTTTTTTACTTTGTTTTATATATTTAAAACACAAACAACAAGAAGCAAAAAATGCCTCAAAAAAAATAAAATTAGTATATTCCCAACCAGTAGCTGTGAGGACTACAATATCAAATAGCAGTTTAAGAAATGCGATAATTAAAAATTTTATAATCGGACACACAAATTTATCATAAACACTACTCATATTTTCTCTCCTTAAGATATTTCTCTACCATATTATATATTCCGTTTTTATCTTCATCTGTCAAATCATATTCTCTAAGTATTCTCACAATCTCCTCAATTCTATCATATCTTCCATTTAATGCTTCCGTTGTTGTCCCGTTTTACTTTTCGCCAAGC